CGTCGAAGCGGGCGACATGCTGAAAGAAGATGGCTCGCTTTGGTCAGTGATCCAGCGATTCGACCGCAGCGTGTACGGCGCTCCACTCGACACCTATCCGGCGCTGGTGCGCCGGCTGCGCGATCCGCAGGAACGGGAGAAGTGGCGGCAGCCGCTCGACAAGTACGGTGCCTACATGCTGGTCAACGCCTTCACTGGCAAGCCCGACGAGTGCATCCACAATGGCAAGTTCTACCGCACGAAGGTGGACGTGAACGTGTGGGAGCCAGCAGTCGGCCAGTTGTGGGAGGAGATCGACGCCAAGGGCAACGTGGTCAAGGTGATCCCGCCGCCCGTCGAAGAATGGCCCGCGTGGAAGGTGTGGAGCGGCAAGAACGAGGACTTGCATCAAGTCGGCGCGAAGGTTTCGCACAAGGGCAGCAAGTGGCTCGGCAACACGCCCAACAACCATTGGGAGCCGGGTGTGTTCGGCTGGGTAAAACAGCCCTAAAACGCCCCATCCCAAACCGGCTTAGGCTTCCTGCTCTCATAAGAAATAACCAATAATTATATGGAGAATTAAATAGATGGCTGGTAATAAAGAAGTAGTGGACATGCCTCTCTTAACCACCCCTGGTGGTTCGGAGGTTTATGTCGTTAAATCAGACACGGACTACCGCCTGCCTATTGGTTCAGCTTTAGGCTTAGCTACTTTGGGAGCTGACGGTAAGGTTCCTTCTGCTCAGCTGCCTGCTGGCACGGGCGTAACCTCTGTAGCTGTAGCTGACGCCACAGGTATTAGTTGGAGTGGCTCCCCTATTACGACTAGCGGTACATTTACCCCAACCCTGTCAGCTAACCTTCAGAGCTGGTCTGCACTAGCTCCTGCCACTAAAGCCGATGCCTCACACACTCATACACTATCCAACCTAACACAATCAGGTGCTACCTCTGGTCAAGTGGCTACATGGAATGGCTCAGCCTGGACACCGGCCACACCAGCTGGTGGTGGCGGAGGTTCTGGTACGGTTACAAGTGTAGCCGTAGCTAACGCGACTGGCATATCTTGGACTGGTTCTCCTATCACTACTACTGGTACTCTTACGCCTACGCTTAGTGCCAACCTACAAGCATGGCATCTTCTGGCACCATCAGCTAAAGCGGACGCTGTACACACTCATACTTTGTCCAATCTAACTCAGTCGGGTGCTACTAATGGTCAGGTTGCTACATGGAATGGTAGTGCTTGGGCTCCAGCCACTCCTAGCGGAGGTGGCGGAGGAAGCGGAACAGTAACATCTGTAGATATTTCTGGTGGCACAGGTATTTATGCAAGTGGTGGTCCGATCACTGGCTCTGGTACTCTTAGTGTAACACTTTCAGCCAATCTACAGGCATGGAGCGGTGTTACTACAGCATCCAAAGCAGACCTAGCATCCCCAGCTTTCACTGGCAATCCCACAGCCCCAACTCCTCTAACTGCGGACAACGACACTTCTATTGCAACCACCGCGTTTGTTAAGGCACAGGGCTACACTACTAATACAGGCACTGTTACATCAGTTGCGGTTAGCGGCGGTACTACAGGGTTGTCTACTTCAGGTGGGCCTATCACTACGTCTGGCACTGTCACGCTAGCTGGCACTCTTGCTGTAGCTAATGGCGGAACTGGAGGCACCACTGCTGCTACTGGTCGTGATGGCTTAGGTATTTATGTACAAAGCGGAGACCCTGGCGCTGTTGCTGACGGCTCGATTTGGGCTTGGTGAGCTATGTCCTTTAATCTAAGAAAGAGTGGAGCATGGGTTGGTGCAGGAGCTGTTAAGCTTAGGAAGAGCGGAGCATGGGCTACAGCCGGCTTCGTGAAGGTTATGAAATCAGGGGTATGGGTTACAGTCTGGCCTCTTGTTGCTATCACTAACCAAAGCATAAGTCGTGTAGCGTCTACTGCGACACAAGCTACCTACACTCTCAACACATCAGGTATTGTACAGAAGAGTGAAGGTGGCTCGACCACTACCCTAGAGACATGGCTACTAAACGGAGCCGCAGGCGACTATGAAGCTAGGGCGACTGTCTCGTCTGGTGATTCTCCTACAGGTAGTGCTTTAAGTACATGGCTAGCTCTATCGTCAACTAGAGCGTGGACACTTCAGGATGCTGTTGTCGATGGTATTCCTTTAACGTGTGTTCTTCTTGTTGAGATTAGAGACGTAGCAACTAACACAGTTCAAACCAGTGCATCAATTACTATTACATCTGAGAGAGTTTAATTATGGCAAGCATCTACAAAACCCCAGATTGGATGACCCAAACCTTGGCGGACTTAGTTCGTCATGAGGGCTTTCGTGAATTTGCCTACCCTGATCCTCTCTCATCTTTGTTTAAGAAGTATAAGAAGGAACGTTGGGGGTTTGTTCCAGCTATGTCAATCCTAGAGAAGCTTGGCGTAAGCCTAAGCGAAGCTGAGAAGACAGGTGCTCCCTGGACTATTGGTATTGGTTTTACTAAAGGTGTAACTGTTAATTCACAGATGAAGCTCAACGTAGCCATGCACAAACTTGAGGATATTGTCCTAGATCATCTACCTGTCCTAGACAAAGTGCTACCTGGCTGGCAGAATCTACCTCTGTTTGCTAAAACTGTAGTAGTGAACATGGCGTTTAACATGGGCAGTCGTCTACTACAATTCAAGAATTCAATGGGGCTTATCGGCCAAGGTAAATATGCACAAGCTGCCTCAAGTTTACGCAAGAGTGCATGGGCACGTCAGGTTGGGCAGAGAGCAGTAGAACTAACAGCCAGGCTAGAGCGTCAGGCTATCGACCCGAAACATCGGGTTGTCTAATTCCAGGAGGAACTAATTGTCAAACATCATCGAATTTCCGCAACCTGCGGTAGAGAACGAAGTGGAACTAGTGGAATATGTATTCACCAACGACCATACCAACCCCTATCCGCAACAGATTCTCCACTTGTTATACGATTCTGTGTTTAAGAATCTAGTTGGTATTATGCAGGCTAAGCACCGCACTACTGGCGATGTTCACACCCTGCTTGTTGGTTTAGAGAAAGCGGAAGAGGGCAGCATTAACACCTATCCACTTGCTCGCATTCTTTCTCTAGAAGAGCAGAATGAATATTTAGCTCCAGATGGTAAGGGCGGATTCCCTGATGTCAGCGGAGATTAACTGGAAAGCCTGCGCTGATATTTATGCAGAGGGCGGATTCGATGTTAATGTAGCTAAAGAACTTGGCATCACCATTGCCGCGTTCTATCAGCTTGAACAAGAGCAACCAGCCTTTGCTAAGTTTATTGAGAAGGGTCGTACACTATCTAAAGCGTGGTGGTATGACCAAGCCCGTAAGGGTGTATGGAGCAAGGGATTCAACACGCCTCTGTTCAACTTCGTAATGAAGAATACGCAAGGCTGGGCAGATAAGATGGATATGGCTGATACAACTGACAAAGATCCTGTAAATCTTGATGAAGCCAAAGGCCAACTTGCTGCACGACTTAAAGTTCTAGAAAAGTCTAACCCGGAACTCTTAGGAGAAATCCGTCGTATCCAAGGAGACAAGAAGTGATCTATGATCCTGATCTGCCTCTTGACTTCTTGGACAGCCTGAAAGACCTAGAGGGAAAAGAGGAACAATCTTACACGACTATTACCAACTCACTTCCCTCTTCTAGGTCTACAGATAATCAAGCTGATGCTCGCAGTATTAAAAAAATTCTAGATCTGATCGCTAAGATTGAGAAAGAACAAGCAGAGCGCGGTACGTTCAAGTGGTTTGAAAGTCCTTATGGGATTGAGACACTACCCAAGCACAAGGCCTTCTTTGACGCCAGTGCTAAGTATAACGAAGTTTGCTTCCTTGCCGCGAACCGCGTAGGTAAGAGTATCTGCGGAGCTTATGCACTAGCCTGTCATCTTACAGGTAACTATCCTAGCTAGTGGGAAGGACGTAAGTTTGATCATCCTATCAAGGCTTGGGCTATCGGTAAGGACGCACGTGCTACACGTGATACGCTACAGAAAGAACTACTAGGCGGTATTGGTGAGTGGGGAACTGGTATGATTCCAGCCCATGCACTAGGTAAGTTCTTTGCACTACAGGGTACACCACAAGCAATCGACGTTGTAAAGATTAAGCACATCTCTGGGGGCTGGTCTGAGCTAGGGTTTAAGAATTGTCAACAGGATGTTGGCTCTTTCATGGGTACTTCACGCCACGTAGTTTTAGGCGATGAAGAAATCACATTAGAAATCTACAACGAATGCAACATCCGTACAGCTACAACCAATGGTTTGATTATGCTTACCTTCACCCCGCTAGATGGCTTGACACCTCTAGTAGTTAACTTCTGTAAGCGTGCTGATTATCTCGTAGGTGCTAAGCCTATTGTATCAGTTGATCAGGATTTGGAAGATGCTGGTGAAGAAGATGGTGAACAAGCTGTTGGGTTTCACACTAGTAAAGCAGTAATCCAGGCTGGTTGGGATGACGTTCCTTGGTTAGATGCTGAAACTAAGTTTCGCTTGCTGGAAGATACACCTATTCATCTACGCGATGCGCGCTCTAAGGGTCTGCCTGCGATGGGAAGTGGTAATGTTTATTCCATCCCACTGGATGCTGTACTAGAAGAGCCATTCGCTATCCCGGAATCATGGCCTCGTATGTACGGACTTGATGTAGGCTGGAACCGCACTGCCGCTGTATGGGGTGCTTTAGATCCTGCTACAGATACGTTGCACATTTATGATGAGCACTATCGTGGTAAAGAAGAGCCCTTTGTACACGCCTATTCTATTCGAGCACGAGGAGATTGGGTTCATGGGGCAATCGACCCAGCAAGTCGTGGTCGTTCACAGATTGATGGTAAGCGTCTAATCAGCGACTACAAAGAACTTGGTTTAATTCTGTTCGATGCCAAGAACGAAGTAGAATCTGGCTTGCTTAACACACAACAGCGTCTACAGAGTGGTAGGCTTCGTATCTTTAAGACATGTGTAAACCTACAGAAAGAATACATGCTCTATCGTCGAGATAAGCATGGCAAAGTTATCAAAGAAAATGATCACGCATTAGACGCATTACGCTACGTAGTGAACAACTTAGAGCGAATGATTAGCAGACAAGAAGTTAAGGAGATATCAGGCGTGAAATATAAGAAGACTACCTATGGAATCTAACGAAAACTTAGACACTCCTACGCCTGACACTGAAGAAGATCGTCAGCGTATTGAGCTACTTGATAAGCTAGCCAAAAAGATTGAAGAGAGGTTTCAGAAGCGTGTTGTTGCGCGTGTGTCTAAGGAAGCTGAGTGGCGTTATGCTCAGGGTCTTTACGATAGCCCGTTAAACGACAGCTATTCCGGTTCGCCAGACCGCCCGTTTGATGACTTCACGGCTAATCGCCGCCGCCCCACGCCTAACATCGTACGTACTAAGTGTGATACAGCCATCTCCAACTCTGTTTCTATGCAATTTGCTGCTGGTGAAAAGAACTGGGATTTGTTCCCTGCTGCTAATGAGACCAATCCTGCCGTAACAGAAGCCTGTAGGCTTATGGAGAAGGAGATTGAGACACAGCTAACCAATACTAAGTATGCATTGAACTGCCGTAGGGCTATTGAACAGCGTGTAATCCTGGGAACTGGTGTCATCAAAGGGCCTGTTAACACAGGTAAGATGAAAGTTACGTACAAGCAAATTGCTGATGGCACATGGGTGCCTGATGTAACTGACAATAAGAGCCCAACTCTTGAGTGGGTTAATATTTGGCGCTTCTATCCCGACATGACGGTGACGGATTTCCGTGAATGTGGAGATGCTATCGAGCTACATCCCATGACTCCGCTAGAATTGTCCACCTATCGCAAGCATCCTGGTTTTGACAAGGAAGCGATCGACTCCATCCTCAAAGGAGAGGAAGGAATTGGTCAGGGCATTAAGCCTGAGATGTACAACGATAACTTTGAGAGTATTACCACTGCTATCTGGACTGGTTCTCCCTATCTATATCGCAATCGTTACCAAGTTCTGGAGTATCATGGCCCTGTAACCTATGATGAGTTGTGCAAGCTAGGCATTGAGCCCAACTATGACAGCCCTACTAACGAATATTATGGAGAAGTTTGGGTTTGTTGTGGCAAAGTGATTCGTATGGAGCTTGAGAATATCGAAGGCTTCTACGAAACCCCATATAGTGTGGCTGCATGGAAGCGCGACCCCAACTCTATCTTTGGTTATGGTCATCCTCTGCTTCTAGCTGATCCGCAGCGTGTAACTACTGCTGCCTATCACATGATTTTGGACAATGCCAGCCTAACTTCTGGTCCTCAGATTGCAATGTACAAGAAGTATATCCAACCTGTTGATGGTTCTTACGATATCAGTCCTAATAAGGTGTGGCTGTTAACAGACCCGTCTGTTCCTGTTGATAACGCTATCAAATTTTTCAACCCCACCAACGTTATTGCTAACATTATGCCTGTGCTGGAACTAGCACGTCAGTTTGGTGACGAAGAGAGCGCAACTTCGCTTATGGCTGCCGGTCTACAGAGTCCGCAGAACGGAGAAACTGCAACAGGTCAGCTACTTATGCAGCATAGCTCCACAACTCTGCTAGATTTCTTGGCAGAAGAGTGGGACGATCAAGTTACTGAGAAGGTTATCCGTCGTTTCCATGCTTGGAATATGCAATACAATCCCAGGACGGAAATCAAGGGTGACTACGTAATTGATGTCAAGAGTGCTACGGAATATAAGAATAAGCAAATGTATATCCGGGATATGGAACGTCTTTCTATGGAAGCCTCCCAAAATCCTACAGTTGCTATGGCTATTAATATGGATGAACTAATCCAGGCTCGTCTAGCTATGATGCACCTACCTTCCAACCGTATTGTCAAGAGTAAGGAAGAGTTTGTAGCTGCACAACAGGCCCAGTCTCAACAACCAGATCCTGCCATGATTGAGCTACAGATCAAGCAGAAGGAAGTAGAGCAAGTAGATCGTAAGCTAGCTCTAGAAGAACAGCGTATGCAGTTTGAGATGCAACAGCAGCAGCAGCGCGAACAGTGGGAACACGAGGAGAAGATGGGTTCCAACCGTGCGCGTGAGATTGAAGCACAAGCTTCTGTGCTACGTGAACAAACTGTACAGAAAACTGAGATGATTAAGCTAGCAGCTAAGGGTGAACAGTTTGCTGCACAACTAGCTAATGATAGGGAAATGCATGATCTTGATAAACGTGCTTCTGTCTTCATGAAGAGTATGGAAGAAGAGCGTAAGAATAAAGAGATTGTGCTAACTGCTGAAGAGCTAGCAATGAAAGAACGTTTAGGCTCAGGTATCTAATATGATTGATATTAACTTCCAAGGATCTGACTGGGCTATTTTTACCACGTGGCTTCTAGATCAACAGCAAGATACATACAAGAGACTAGTTAGTATTAGTAATACGGAAGAAGAAACGCAACGTTTAAGGGGACGGGCGCTGTTCATCGAACAGCTCCTTGATCTTCGGAACAACCCAGCCGCATAAGCCGCTGAACGGAGCAACATAATTTATGACTGATGTAAAGACACCAACTACTGAGCTTGAACTAAACTCCCTTATGGGGGAAGCAATTAACAGCGGTAATATGGAAGAGCTAGACCGCCTAATGGCCGTCGAACTTCCTGAAGCCGAAGAAGTTCAAGAAGAGGCAGAGCCTCAAACCACTGAGCTAGAAGAAGGAACCTCAGTAGAGGTTAAAGAAGAAGCCGCACCTGATGTTAAGGAGTCTGCCGCTTCGACGCCGGAAGTCGTGAAGACACAAGAGAGTGAGGCTGACACACTACGCCGAGAGCTACATCGTCTCAAGAGTGATGCTGGTCGTGTTCCCTTTATGCAA